TATAGTAAGCAGTATGATTACCAATGACAGTCCAAACATGAACTTTCATCTTTTCCAATCTATCGTAATAATTTCTCTTTGCCCAATCAAGACTCCACAAATCAATTACTTTACGACTATCAAAAGTATCTCCAAGATCAAAAACCATAGAGATGTTTTCTTTCTCTAGTGTTGGAAAAAACACTTCATCGTAAAATTTTTGGAAGTAATCATGATAAATTTTACTTCCTTTTTTAACGCCAAAATGTTGATCGGTAATAATAGCTACTTTCATCAGTTATACGTCATTTTTTGATGGACATTACTTTTAATAGTATTGTAATCAGAATCACTAGAATCTAAAATATTACCATCAGAAACAAATACTTCATCAAATCCAGACTGTTCTAAGATTTTACTTTTAATATCTAGCTGACGCTTTTCCTTTTCAATTCTACGAAGGAATGCATAGTAAATAATTTGAGTAAAGTATGCGAAGGGATTGCCACGATTAATGTCAAAGTTATCAATATACTGAACACAGTTTTCCACACCGTCACAAATCATGTCCTCACGGAACATGTAGTTGACAAAATTTGGTTTGTATGATAAGTGTGTTGCAATTTTGAGGAAACACTCACCAATGTATCTTGGAATACGTGGTCTTGGGTCACCTCGATCCTTTGCCTTATTGACTGATGTTTTGAAGTCAGTCAGTGCCTCAAGGAACTGTTTGTTATTGACGTAGTGTTCTGCATTAGCCCTTCGTTTAGCCATAATTCGATCCGTTAGTGGTCTTATTCTAACATAAAAGTGGGGACTTGACAAGACTCCCAAATATGGCTATAATAACTCTGCTAAGGTTGATAAAAATATCTTTATTAATTATTAGAGGATTTATAGAGTTTCTCTAAGTCTTTTCTGTATTCCTCTAGTTTAGATATGTATCCCATCTTTCTAGTAGGTTTTATCTTACCAGAACCAAACTGTACTTCCTTTACATATTGATCATAGACAGAGATTATCTTTTCATCTGTAACCTCACACATTGTAATAACATCATCCATATCAACAAAATGCATTGTCTCTCCTGCATATTTAATCCAAGGTTCAACACGTACAACTGTACCTAATGGAGTATCATGCTCTTTCATAACAATAGGATTATCAAGAATCAAGATGATACCAGTATCCTCATCTGATGCACATACGGAAGAGATTACTTCCTCACCTGTTCTTAACTTTATAGATGCTAAGAAATCGTCTTCTATCATTTTTTCATACTAACTGTAACAATTTCATAATTAAATGATTCTTCATTATAAATTTTAATTCTTTCCATAAGATGATTAAGAGTATAGTTTCTTAGATTTTTTGTTGAAATATCATCAGAGATATCATAAAGAACTGCTTTTTCTTTTTGATTTCCTTTTCTTAATACTCTACCAATACTTTGAAGATTTCTGATTCTTGATTTGGATGGTGATGCAAAAATTACATTGTGAAGGTTTTTAATGTTGATACCTGTGCTGAATGTTCCGTAAGAAGCAATGATTATTGCATTGTTTTCAAGCTCTGTAATCCTTCTTACTTCCTCACGTTCCTCAGCATCAACACCGCCATAAACAAAAAATACTTTACGATCATTTGTTACGCTACTATTTATTATGTCATAAATGACCCGTCCATGGGTGTTGACCCTACTATAAAGAATCAAGGTATTACCTTTTAAATCAAGGCTTAAATTTTTAATAAAATTATTTCTTTTAGAATGAGAAATTAAATATTGAATTTCATCTTCATAAGTGTTAAACTTTTGAGCCTCATGCTTAAGCAATAAAATTTTAATGTCAAGTTTTGATATATGTCCTTTATCAATTAACTCCTTTGTCTTAGTAACCTTGTATGAAGGTCCAAATAAACCTTCTAAAATCCACTTATGTGTCTGTGTTCCATCCAATGTTCCAGTAAAACCAAAACGATATTTACAATCTAAAAGTTTGGTCATGATGTCAACCAAAGATTTTGATTTGAATAAATGCGCTTCATCACCAATAACAACATCAAAATCTGAATACCAATTTTTCTCCAACTTGTAGATAGATTGCCAAGTTGTAATTGTTATTGGCATTTCATTAGTCTTTTCTCTTCCAGAATAAATTCTATGACAATAGTTTTCAACATCCCAACCATAGTCTTGGAAATCCTTGTACATTTGTTCAACAAGAGAAGTTGTTGGAACAACAATAAGGATTGACATTCCCTTCTCAGCATAATATCTGACAACGGAATAAATCATCAAAGATTTACCAGATGCAGTAGGAGAAATTAAAAGCCCTCTGTTGTACCTTAGAGCCCTGTAAACCGCATCTAATTGATAATCTCTGGGTGGATACTTTGAAATCTTTTTCATGTAATCCGTGACACCTTCACGAGATATCATGTCATTAATTTCAAATGGCACACCATAAAATTTGCTGTCACGAAACTCATAAGTATAATTTAATTTTTCACAAAATGCTATAACTTTATCTAATAGTCCAACATAAATTTCTCCTGTATGTGTGGAGAACAATCGTATTTTTCCATCCCAAAATCTTCTACGATATTGGGGCATGAATTTTGCGTTAGGTACTTCAAAGGTAAATCTATCTGAAAGTTCTTGTAATACGTGTGGTTCTGATTGGATCTTTAGATAGACTTCATTCTTTTTAGAGATAACTAAGTGACTCATCAACTATAACCAGCAGTAAATTTTTGAAATTCGATGGCATTCTTGATCTGATATGTTCTATTAAGAATTACTTTAAGAATGTCTTCAATATAATTTATCATAGTTTCATAAAGCTCAGTTTTCAGTTTCATGTCAGTAAGTTTTTTATCTGCATCCAGATAACGAACCATACTTTCTTTATCACGAACTTTAAAAGGAAAAGGTTCTACAGTATAAACTTCAGGATCTGCCTTGCCACTGTAATATTCATGTCGATCTTTTTTAACGACACTCATGTCATAGTAATTTTTCTTACTTAGTAATTTTAAATTGTTATAAATTTTGAAATATTTTGCATGTAATTGTGGAATCTTTAAAGATTCTAAATGTAAATTATCAGGATCAATAACAGAGTCGGTTTCCCACATATCCTGAATTTCATCAAGGGTCATAAAATAGCTCCACCAATGGTTTTCATTTGAAAGATTGTGTATTTGAATGTAACAGTTGCACTAAAATAACTGTAGTCAGTGTTTGTAGCATCAAATTCTAATGTGGTTAAAGATACTGGAAATAGATCTTTAAATTTAACTTGAAACTTTGGTTGATAGTTACTATTTAAAATTTGAAGTACACCATCAGAATACTGGTTGTACATATCTTTGCTGCTATCAGCAGGATAGTATCTATCTTCTAACCTTAATTCATTAAACTGACTTACATTTTCTGGATATCCTAAGGCAACCATCCAGTCATAAATGGCTAGATAATTCTCCATGTTCTCATCAACAATAAAAGTCAAACTTAAATCGTCATACTCTAGTTTGTCACCAGGAACAGGAATATCTTTTAAGTATGTAGGTTGAACGGCTACTCCTAATGTAATGCCAGGAATATTTGCCTTATTGCTAAAGAAATCTACCTTGGGATATTTTGATAAAATAAACTTAAACCCAATAGGAGATAAGAAATTTCTATTGGCAATTTGATTTGGAAATGCCATTATTAATCGGGACTTTTAAATATTTAGATAAAAAAAGACCCCCTTGCGGGGGTCTGAGTGAATCGGAGAGTGACTCACATGAGGTTGGTAACTTGTACTCTTCTGTAGTAACGGTTAGCGTTAACACGGAGAGCACCAGAACCCTGGTTAGTACCTTCAGCGAATGGGTTTGCGACCATGCCGTAGCGGGTCTTAAAGCCAATCTTAGGCTGGAAGGTGTCCTGACCAACGGCACGAACCATTTGGAGAGGAACATATGGGCAGTAGAAGAGACCAGCATCATAAGGGTTTTGACCCTTATAGCCGATAACATAGTACTGCTGGGCAGATACGTTAGCCGAATATGGATCGATGTATACCTTATACTTACCATTGATAACACCAGCGAAGGT